CTTGTTGTAGCAGACTCTGGTCTATCTATTTCATTTGCAAATTTTAAACCTGGAATAGATTCTTTGAGTTGTACTGCTTTCGATACTGGATTTATATCTGATAATAATTCATCAGGTATTTTCATTTTTTTAAGAGTATTGTAAATAGTTGGGAATTGACCTGTTGCTCTATTGACGCCAACTCCTGGTGCTGCTCCTATTCTTCCTACATCAGTTAATTCTACTCTGATACCTTGTTGATCTAAAAAATTAGAAACTTTATTTAATATTTCTTGATTACCTTCAAACCTACCACCTTTTCTAAAATACTTATCTACTTGTCCTTCAATAAATGCTCCATTAAATTGCTTAGGTGTAATATTTAAATTAACTGGAAATCTTGTACTTTGTTTTTTTGATTTAATAGGTGTAACATCAAAGACATCAAAGATATCTTTGTTTTTTGCTTTTTGTACATAATAAGAATCGGGTCTTGTATTGTAGACAAGGTTTCCTTCCTTATCTAATCTGATGTCCATTAGTTTTTTAATTTCTTTTCCAAATTCTGTATTGTTAATTGCATTTGGATTTTCAGCAAAATAATTATTTAATCTTATTCTTTGTTTTTTAATTTTACTAAAATCTTCTAAATCTTGTTTACTAGCATATTTTTTAGCTTTAGACTCACTCTCTGTTCTTGTAGCGTATGCTGCTCTTCCTCGTTCTCTTCTTTGTTCATCAGTTAATATTCTTGGATTAGACTCACCTGCACGTTGCGCTCTAAGTTTTATATCAACTGCTCCTCTTTCTGGAAGTTTTTCGTTAAAACTAATTAACTCTTCTTTTGATCTTCCTGTAATTCTAGAAAGATTTTCATAATCACCAGCGTCTAACATATCTCTTATGTATTGAAAAGTTTTAGGATTAACTCTTCCACCTTTACTTTGTCTTAATTGACCTGAAGGTAGTTTTGCTTTTAATTGTGATTCATAAGGTTTGGTTCTAAAGTTTTCATAATCACCTTGTTCAATAAAACTATCTATTGTTTTTTTAATATCTGCTTCAGCTTTTTCTTTTGCAATTTGAGCAGCTTTACCTACACCTTTTTTATAAGATGCTTCTGCAGCGATTGCTCTGTCTTTAATTAATTTTTCTAATTCTTCTTTTGTTCCGTACTGAACTCCTCTAAATCTTGGATTTCCATAATCTTGTTTGTATGGAAACTTAACCATATATTTTCCTTTTGGATCATTAACTAACTTAGGTTCGTAAAATCCTTCTCTTGATCCTAGATCCTCGCCTTTGATAACACCGCCACCGATTGCAAACTTCTGTCTTGGTCGCAACAGGTACGCCATCATCTCATTGTATTCATGTACTTTCATTATA